CCCTTCGTAACGTTCATTTCGAAGGATCAGCTATCATGCCGACTCCGCACGGAGTCTCTGTGACTAACGTCTCCCCTCGCACCCGTCCTCCCAAAGACCTTGTACACGACAATATGTTCGATGTAATCAGTCAAGTGGAGGTAAAGGTGCAGGGTGACGAACGTCATCACATACAGAAAACCGCGCCCAACCCTATGGTAGAGGGTCATCTCCCGTCCGCTTGTTCAGCGGATGATCGTGAGAAGCTCGCCCTATCCTTATCTGTCCTGCTTGATTTTTGTGCTCTTTACGGCTTTAAAGCCGAGGGGTTTAATCGTAAACCTACACTCCTCCACTGGCAGTCATGCTCAGCGGAATGTGGTTGGATTAAATTTCTTAAGTACAAAACTTCTGCGTTTTTTAGTGATTATCTCGAGACGGAGCTCCCTGTCCGTCCCTTTTCCCTTGATGATAGTCCTTCCTTTTTAGCCGGTGGTCGCTTGGGTCGTTGGATGCGTATGATTATGCGCTCCGACCTCGCTCCCGAATTTGCGACCGGTATCCTTCTTCTCAAGAAGGGTATGCCCCGTCCCGGTAAGGATGCTCTTGATGCCGCTCTGGTCAAGACCAAAGAAATGCTCACCACTAAACACCCTTGCCCCCCGTCCCATTATCTTACTCGAGAGGCCTTTCTTAAGGAGCTCGACCGTACGGTTGATGAGGTTTTCACTAGGTCTATGACCGAGGATGATCTCTATAAACCGTTCGCGCCTTCTATTCGCGCGAATTATACGGACTCACGTTCTGATTTTGGTACTTTGGGATCCCTTGTGGATTCTGGCATTCTCTCCTCCACCTATTCTGTTGCTCCGTCGTACGACGAGTTTTCTATGAGTATGTCCCAGGATGAGTTCAATAACCAGATGGCGGCACGTAGACATCGCGAGGACTCGTCTTTGCTTTCGTCGTGCTTAAAGGTGGTCGGTGGCAGTGATGATAGGATGGAAGAGGAGGATCGACAGCATTTGGAGCTTACACAGGAATTTAGAACTTCTGTGAATAACCGATATCGTGAACTGTATCGGGATGCTGTCGAGTTGGCAATGGAAGAGAGGCCAGATGTTAAGTTGGTTGCCCTCGCGGAGTCCTTAAAGGTCCGCGTAATCTCCAAGGGACCAGCTTTCACCTACTTCGTCTTGAAGCCAGTACAAAAGTTTCTTCATAATCAACTCAGAAAGTTTCGGGTTTTCCAGTACACAGGTAGGCCTGTTACCGCGCAAGACCTTACTATGCTGTTGTTTCCGAGACCATTTACGGAAGCGCAGACTCTAGACCCAACGGTCGGACTTCTGTTTCACTCCCTCGATTACGAATCTGCTACGGATCTCCTCGATCCGGAGATATCTCGTCATATAGCGGATAGAATCTCTAGTATTGTTTTCAGGAATCTTCCTTTTCACCTGCGAAGTGTTCTTCGGGATCTTTTCATTATGGCCCTTACGGGTCATCTTGTAGAGGGTTCTCCGCAGGAATGGGGCCAGTTAATGGGCTCCATCGTTTCCTTCATTGTCCTGTGTATTGCAAATGCTGCTGTCTGTCGCGCCTCTTACGAGGTCAGTGAATCAGTAGTCATCCCACTAGCGCAAGCCCCATTCACCTGCAATGGTGATGACGGGCTTGTACTAGCTTCCGCGGCGTTCGCGCCAGCGTGGCAATCTATTGCCGCTAGTGTGGGCCTTAAGCCTTCATTAGGGAAGACCTACTCGCATCCCGTCTACGCTAATATTAATTCTACTGCTTTTGAGTGGTTGGATGATAAACAGGCCTTCGCTTTAATTCCGTATGTGAATATGGGGTTGGTGAATGGTCTAAAGCGTTCTGGCGGTAAGGCAGATATTGTTGAGTCGGATGGTGATAATACAGAGTTTTCGGCGTCGATTGGTTCCATCCATCGCGCTCTCCTAGAGACTTGCCCCCCAAGACTTAGAGTCCGGGTTCACAAGTTGTTTCTAGAGATGAATAGGGAACGTCTTGAAAAGGTTAAGGTGCCATGGTATGTCAGTGAATTGTATGGGGGTATAGGTTTGTCTAGTGTTTGGAGTTATTCCGATGATGTAGATGACATAAAGTTGTTATATGGTCCTAGTGATCTAGATAACGCGTGTCTTCAGCGTCTCCGTTCATCCCGAACCGGTTTAATTCCCGCCAGGCTTCCTAATGCCCAGCCGATTCTCTGTCGTTCTATATGGTCTTCCCGGGTTCAGTTCCCAATTGCCAAAAGCAGTCTCCGAGCTAATGACGTGTCATTTTTAGACGTCGCTACCTTCTATCTGCTTCCTCATCTTGTTATGCAACAGCGACCGTTCGATCCTGAACGGTTGCGGCGTAATGAGCGAGCTTGGGCGCTTCTGGTACGTAGATCACAGCCTTCCGCTGTGGCGTCTGCCTGATAGCACCCTCCTAAACACAC